ATAACCGGAATACTCGACAATATCCTCAGCGGAGACCTGTTCAAACAGATAGGCGGTTCCCTTGTGAAAGGTATCGGGGGATTGCTGAACACGGTGTCTTTCGGAGGTTTCAACAAACTGTTCGGCATCGGCGGGAACGCCAAGGAAGTGCAGGCGGCTATAGACCGTCTTACAGACCGGAACGAGCTGCTGCAGACCTCGATAGAGGATCTGACCGACACCATCAAGCAGAGCCAGGGGACGAAGAGTGTGGCGGCTTACCGCGACGCGTACAAGATGCAGCAGGAAACGAATTCGAACTACCTGCAGATGGCTATGGCGCAAGCCGGCTACCACGGAAGTCACCACAGCTGGAACTACTACTGGGGCGGTTTCAACCAGGCACAGATAGACAAACTGAGCGGACAGATCGGCCGCCAGTGGGACGGGAACCTGTGGAGCCTGAGCCCGGAGGAAATGAAGGCACTGCGCAGCAACGTGGATATGTGGACGCAAATCCAGAATACCGGTAAGGGAGGCTATGGCGGGCGACTGACCGAGAAACTGGATGACTACATAGACCAGGCCGGCAAGCTGGAGGAACTGACCGACCAGCTGTATGAAGGGCTGACGGGCATTTCGTTCGACGGTATGTACAGCAGCTTCATCGACAACCTGATGAACATGAAGTACGGTGCCAAGGATGCGGCGGAGGATATATCCGAGTACTTCATGCGGGCGATGCTGAGCAACAAGATCGGTGAGATGTACAGCGACAAACTGAAAGGCTGGTGGGAGAAGTTTGGCAAGGCCATGGAGGACAACGAACTGACCGAGGCGGAACGGAACGCGCTGATGGAAGAGTACATGCAGTATATGGATGAAGCCCTTGCCCTGCGTGACAACCTGGCGGCAGCCACCGGTTATGACAAGACGCAGCAGGGCGGTACGAGCCAAAGTGCGAAAGCGGGCGGCTTTACGGCCATGACGCAGGACCAGGGCACGAAACTGGAGGGCATGTTCACCGGCGGGCTGCAGCACTGGAGCAGCATGGACGACCGGCTGGAAAGCGTGGTGGAGAAGATGGACACGGCGGAAGGGCATCTGGCACGGATAGCCGAGAACACCGGTGTGAGCGCCGGACACCTGGGCGAACTGAAGGAAGTGATAAAGAAAATGATACGTGACGGACTAAAAGTGAAGTGATATGGCTGATATATTGAGCGGACTGGTGCTGGTGAACGGCACGGACATCTGGACGGAATACGGTGTGTTTCTGGTGGAAGACCGGCGCGGCGGCATGGAGAACCTGACGGCCATCCTGACCCCGAGCAGGGCAAAGAAGGATACGGCCGTGGACATACGGGAGGAGCACGGGGAGAAATACAGCGCCGTGCTGACCCCACGGAATGAGGCGCGGGACGTGACACTGCACTTTGCCCTATACAACAAGACCCGGACAGGCTGGATGAAGCGGTACTTTGCATTTGTGAATTTTCTGAAACAGGGAAAGGACGGCTGGCTGGAGATCCGTTTCCCCCAGCTGGACCTGCAGCTGAGGGTGAAGTATGCCGACTGCACGAAGTTTACCCCGCTGACCTATCTGTGGACGGAAGGCGTGCATGCGGGAAAGTTCCGGGTGAAGTTCAGGGAACCGAAACCTATTATATAACCATTAAAACGCTATTGGAATATGCTTATAACGATATATGACAAAGCCGGGACCAAGCGTGCGGACGTGGCTGTGAACGACAGCTCGACGCAAAGCAAGGAGGTGCAGGGAGACAATGTGCTTTCCCTGTCGTTCAGCTACTATGACTTCCTGCCCCTGGACGTGAACGACTACACGGACTATCTGGGCGAGCGGTACTGGCTGACGGAACGCTACACGCCGAAGCAGGTGAACGAGGGTGAGTGGGACTATGACCTGAAGCTGTACGGTGTGGAGAGCCTTATCAAGCGGTTTCTGGTGCTGGAGACAACGGACGGGGACACGAACCCACTGTTTACACTGACGGCCACGCCCCGCGAGCATGTGGCGATGGTGGTGAAGGCTATAAATGACGGAATGGGCCACATAACAGACTGGAAGGTGGGTACGGTGGAAGGTACGGAGCTGATAACGATAGACTACGAGGGCATGTACTGCGACGAAGCGCTGAAAGCCATCGCTGAAAAAGCCGGCGGCAAGGTGGAATGGTGGATTGAGGGGCAGACGGTGAACGTGTGCCGCTGCGAACACGGGGAAGAAATCACCCTGGGCTACGGCAAGGGGCTGACCTCGCTGGAAAGAGACACCGGCAACACGGCCAAGTTCTATACGCGCCTGTTCCCGATAGGCTCGACCCGCAACATCGATGCGGAGAAATACGGCAGCCCGCGTCTGATGCTTCCCGGCGGCAGGAAGTACATCGAGCAGGGCGTGGAGGAATATGGCATCTATGACCATTACGAGCAGGATGCTTTCAGCGGCATCTTCCCCCGTCGGGTCGGTACGGTGAGCTCGGTTCGCAGCGAGGAGGTGGCAGACGATGAAGGAAACAAATTCACCGTCTATTATTTCCGGGACGGGGAACTGGACTTTGACCCTAACCTGTACGAGCTGGCCGGAGAAACCAAACGTGTGTCGTTCCAGACGGGCGACCTTGCCGGACTGGGAGAAAGCGATGACCACTACTTTGAGGTGAACTACGACAGCGCGGCACGTGAATTCGAACTGATCACCATCTGGCCCTACGATGACGACACCCAGCTGCCGGGCGGCAAGCTGGTGCCCCGAGCAGGCGACACCTATATCCTGTGGAATATCCGGATGCCGGATGAGTATTACCGGCTGGCCGAAGAGGAGTTTGCGGTTGCGGTGGACGAGTACAACCGGGACCACTGGCTGGACATTGCCGCCTACAAAGCCCCGACAGACCCGGTATACATCGAGGAGCACGGCATAGACCTGTTTGTGGGCAGACGGGTGAAGCTGGAGAGCCGGAAGTATTTCCCGGAAAAAGGCTACCGTCAGAGCCGTATCACTAAAATCAGCCGCAAGGTGAACGAACCCGGGCAGATGGACATCGAGATAAGTGATGCGCTGCAGGTGGGCAAGTTCGACAAGGTGACGGACAGCATCGGTGCGCTGAAAAGCTATACGAAATCAAAGACGGAAGGCGCTACCCTTCCGGACATCATACGAAGCTGGGACAAGACGCTGCCCACGGACAACAACCTGTTTTCCGCGCGGCGCAGCCAGAAAGAGTTTCTGAACAAGAACCAGCCGGACACGGCCAAAGAGCCCATCCGCTTCCTGAAAGGTGTGAGCTTTGGCGAGGCTGCCGGCGGCAAGCCCTGCGGCAGCGTGGACGGTGAGGGCAATGCCGAGTATCTGACTGCCGTGATCCGCGAACTGCTGCGCAGCACGGAGTTTGTGGACGGGCTGACCGGTGAGGGCTGGCAGCTGTGGATTGACCAGCTGACGGGACTGACGAACCTGACGGTGGACAAAGTGACTGCCCGGCAAAGCCTGGTGGCGCTGGAACTGCTGATCGAGCAGGTGCGCAGCGTGTGCGGCCAGCTGGTGGTGTCGGCAGCCAACGGCAAGATCAAGGACGTGGTGAAGCAGGGTGACAACTACCGCATCGTGTTTGAACAGGAATCGGGCTTTGTGGCCCATGACCTGATGCGCTGTGCGGTTACAGGCGGAACGAAGCTCAAAGCCTACTGGGTGGAGGTGGCCTCGGTGATAGCCGGCGGGGTGCTGGTCCCGGTAAGCGAGTTTGGCGGGGTGAAGCCGGAGGCAGGCGATGAGTGCGTGCTGATGGGCAACACGGAAAACCCGCTCCGGCAGAACCTTATATCCATTGCTGCCACGGAGGACGGGCAGCCCCGTATCGACATCCTGGACGGTGTGAAGGACAAGAACTTCAACGGTTGCCTACGCTGCCGGCTGGGCAAGCTGGACGGCATCAAGAGCAGCGCTTTCCCGGCAGACAACCAGCCGAAAGGGAACGGCCTGTATGCCGATAACGTGTGGCTGAAGGGTACGTTTGTGCTGATGACCGGCGAGGACATATTGACACGCTTTGAGATAACCGAAGGCAAAATCCATTCAGCTGTGGAAGGCTTGCGCAAGGAGATACGCGAAGAACAGAGCTATCTGGACAACAGCAGTTTTGCCGACGGCATGGACAAATGGAAGACGGGCAGCAAGGCTACGCTGTTCACCCTGGGCGGACGCTGGATCTGGGCGAACGGCGGTCCTTACGGTACGAAGCCGGACGGGCATGCCGAGATACGGACCGACGGCAAGGTGCCTTATGCCTATATCCGGAACAGCTATATCATGCAGAAACTGGAGGACTTCCGGCTGGTACCGGAGTACCGGCAGACGAACAGCCAGGGCGAACGGGTGCCCGGCGTGGTGTATCTGTCCTTCAGCTACCGGGTCATCAAGGCCGGACGGTTGAAAATCGAATTTGTGGGTGCTGACAAGACCGGGTTTGAAAACTTCAACCTGTTCGGCCATGAAGAAGACCTGCCCGTTGGCGGCGAGAAGATGTTCACGCTGGACGGCCTTTGGAACGGTACGGGAGACTTCAAGCTGTCGTTTACGGGCGTGATTTACATTTCGCTGCTGGTATTCTCTACCAACAAGGCGGACGCACTGGCCTATAAGTACCGTACACTGTTCGAACAGAGCGACCGGCTGGTAAAGATTTCAGCGGCGGTTTTTGACAAGGACGGGGCTGCATTGAAAGAAACCGGGCTGGTGATCAAGCCGGAAGGTGCCGGGCTGTATGCCCAGGATGCCAGCGGAAAGGTGGCCCTTATCGGGGTCAGTGTGGAAGATACAGACGAATACGGCAAGCCCGTGAGCAAAATCAAGCTGACAGCCGACCACATACAGCTGGAGGGACTGGTGACAGCCAACGGCAATTTCAAGATACTGGAAGACGGGAGCATGGAATGCCGGAATGCATCTGTATATGGAAAAATATTTGTTGAGGACGGAGGAAAGGTAGGAACATTTACAGTTGAAAGGAATTGCATGCTTTGGAGTAATAGAGATGCTGAAATTCGATTGGGATATGACGGCTATTGGACCGGAGATACCTGCATCTATGCTAAGGCAAACAATTTTAGTAATGCAATCATGGGTATTGCTCCATATGGTGGAGCAGGTATTTATGGAAGTTGTCGTGAAAAGCCTACTTATCCTGACACATTAACATTTTCAGCAGGATATTTCGATGGCGATGTGTTGGTGCATTCCGGGAATATTTTGGTGAGTGGTGGTGTGGTACAAGCTGATAAAATGCTTCCTCAAAATGGTTGGTCTGGGCGATTCAAGGGTAAAACAGTAGAAGTACAGAATGGAATTATCATTAACGTGTCATAAAAATGAATAGTTATGAAGGTGAATTTTAACAAGACGTTTAAGGATTATAGAGGGAATGACCTCATAGTCGGTGGAAAAGTCCAGCTGATGACAGATATTATAGCCCAATGCCTTTTTAATGGGGAAGGTGCTCGATCATCCGGTGATTCTAATAAGGATAGCAGCCGTAAAATCCATTCGTATGAATTGTGCATGCGTCTCATACAGGCAAACGGGGATTTATCCATCAGTGCTGAGGATGCTATACTTATAAAAGAGTCTGTAATCGGGCTAACCCCAGGATGTTATTCACAGATCGTAAAATTGATAGATGAATAGATTTATGGCAGAAATGACGCAAGAAGAAATGGTTCAGGAAGTGCTGGACCGTGTACTCCAGTCCTCTACCGGTGTGGAGGATCTGGAAACCGTCACCTCGCTGAGCGGTGTGAAATCACTGCCCGGCGAGAAAGACGGGAAAATGGTGAATGTACCCCTGGAACTGATAGGTAAGCCTGCGAGCGATGCCGCCGCCCGAGCCGAGGCTGCCGCCAAGAAAGCGGAAGGAGCCGTAGCCGGGCTGGAGGAAAAGACCCAGGCCGCCACGGAAGCCGCAACCAAGGCCAACGAAGCGGCAGCCAAGGCAGAAAATGCCGCTGCCAAGGTGGAACAGACTACGGCAGCAGCCGTCGGCGGAGCTACCGCACGCTTTTCCTCATGGATGGAAACAGGCAATGTCTTGCCTGACAAGAGTACCAAGCCGGGCGGCAACGTGGTGTATGTGGCCGGTGCCGGGAAATTTGCCTACCACATGGACTCCACCCTGTACGGGGACTGGGACGTGGCGGGAGTACCCCCTGCCGGCATGTTCATGAATGCGGACCGGACAGCCATCCTGCCGGACAAGCTTTACCTGCTGGGCGATGCCATATATACCGGCACGGGAGGCGCTCTGAAACTTTTGGCCTACCGGCATGAGGTGATGAGCGAGGAAGCCTATGAGGCACTGCAGGACAAGGATGCGAATACGCTGTATCTGATTTATGAGGAGGATTGACGATGATAACCATAGGCGGTAAGGAAATAACGGCTGCGTATGTGGGAAAACGTGCCCTGTCGGCTGTCTATGCCGGGGCAAGGCTGGTATGGTCCGCAATCAGCAGCTGTTTCGGACTTGGATACTGGAAAGGCGACGAGCCGTGGAACGGGTCGGACGCATGGAACGGTAGCAGTAAAACTGATAAATGAATGATTATTATAAAAGGACAGTATTATGGCAAAAAGGAAAATAAGCGGAATCATCAACGCGACTGAACATCCGATGAATCTTGAAACACCGTGGAACCAGAAACAGCCGGACGGCACCTATCATGCCTATGCCGGGGACGATGTAGAAGCGTTTCTGAAGAAAGAGCTGTCAAACCGTACCCCAACCGAGGAACTGGTGAGCGGCGAGACGAAGCCCCCTACATCCGGAACGGTGTTTGATGCAATGGTGGGTACGGTGACGGACGTGGATGTGCAGGACAGCGAGGACGGCACCCAGTACGTGATGACCGTCAAGCAGAAGGATAACCAGGGCGGCGAGAGCTCGAAGGAGGTGCGCTTTTCCAAGTACACCGACGACGACAAGGTGGTGGTGAACATTGACCTGACGGACAGCGGCGGGGCGGGACTCCCCTCCCAGCAGTACCTGGCACTGGGAAGCGGCTTTGTGGTGAAATACTCCGTGGGCGTGGGTACTGCCGGTGGCGGTACGGTGGACGGCTATAGTGACCTGAAAGCCCGCGTGATCGTGAAACGCGGTTCGACCGTGATCAGTGAGTTCCAGGATGCGGAATTTGTGGGTGTGACAGCCGGACAGGCTTATACCTTTGACGCATCGCCCTACCTGAAGGATGCCACCGCCTATACCGTGCAGGTGGAGGCGCAGGCTACCTACCAGGGCGGCACGCTGATGAAGACAGCCACAGCCAAGGTGACCATGGTGGCCATGACGCTGGAGACCACCTACTCGGTGGGCAACGGGCTGGCCGACGGCGGGTACCGGAACGATGTGAACATCCCCTTTACGGCCAAGGGTACGAGCGGCGAGAAGAACATCTACTACCGTGTGAACGGCGGCCAGGCTTTTACCCTCGGTCTTTCGGCCGGCAGCGGGGTGCAGCAGAAGAACGTGACTATCCCGCTGACGCAGATGCAGGAAGGTACGAACGTGGTGGAAGCCTACGCACAGCATGAGAACTCCGGTGTGGTGAGCCAGGTGCATTACATTACGCTGCTGAAGGCAGGCAGCGGTGTGACGGCCTATGCCGGCATGATGTTCAGCCACCGTGCGGCAGGGTTCCAGCGAGAATGGAAACGCCCGGTGCTGGTGGCAGAGCAGTTCACGGCATGGAGCTTTTCGTATGCCGGTTATGACCGCGATGCGTACACGGCCCGCGTGAAAGTAACGAACCAGGGCAGTGTGGTGAAGGAAGACCTGCTGCAGCGCGGCGAGACAGGCAGCTACGGGCGGACGAACGTGAACGTGGAACCGCTGGACTACCGCGTGTCGTGCGGTGATGCCGTGCTTGAGGTGCGGGTGAACACCGCATCGCACCCCGACATTGAAGCCACGCTGGCACCGGATGCTGTGTGTACGTTTGACGCCTTCGGGCGCAGCAACACGGAAAACAACCCGGCAAGCTGGGTGAGCGGAGACAAGCGGATGGAGTTCCGGGACGTGCTGTGGAGCGTGAACGAATACGGGGCAGGAAGCGGCTGGCACAAGGACCGCCTGCTGCTGGCCGGCGGTGCAGGAATGACCCTGACCGCCGACGGTGGGTACCGCCCCTTCAACGAAGCGGACAAGCCGGAGGGGTTTGCCATCCGTGACGTGGGCATGACGCTGGAGATAGAATACAGCACGGCCAACGTGACGGACACGAATGCCGAGCTGATCACCTGTCTGGGGCAGCTGGACAACGGCAACCGGTACGGGCTGATTGTGACTCCGGAAGAGGCCAAGTTCCTGACCGGCGTGGTGACCGAGGCGATGGATGCCGGACAGGTGCTGCGCTATGAGGACTCGGTGGGTACGAAGTTCCAGCCGGGCACGAACATCCGCATTACCTACGTGTTCTACCCGAATGTGCAGACGAACGAACAGCGCACGCTGATCGGCTTCTATGTGAACGGTGAAGAATCGGCAGCTTCCAAATGGCTTGACAAGGTGAACTTCAACATCCAGAGCCAGCTGGAGTTCAAGTCGGTGGGTGCCGACCTGAACGTGAAGAGTGTGCGCATCTACAACAAGGCGCTGACCTCGGACGAGGTGCTGAACAACTACATCGTGGACCGCAACCACCTGGAGGATGCCGACGGGGAACCGGGCGTGCGCTCGCTGGATGAGGACAACCGCGTGCTGAACGAGGGGGACACGGTGAGCATGGAGAAACTGATGGGACTGATGAAGAAACGCCGGAACTCGATCCTGGTACTGATAGGTACGGGCAGCGTGGGCAGTGAGGTGCCGAGCGAGAGCGATACGCTGAACGTGATGGATGCGCTGGCTCAGCTGAACAACAAGAAGGCCAACAAACTGTGCCGGGAAGTGAGATTCTACAACGGCGAGAACCGGGCGCTGGACTGGATAGCCCGTGACATATATCTGCGTATTCAGGGTACCAGTTCGGTGAACTATGCCCGCAAGAACCTGCGCTTCTACTTCCAGAAGACAGCCAGCGGTTACACGGCACGGATGACCTACGGCGAGATAGACGGCAACGGGCAGCAGAGCAACCCGACAGCTACGGAGGGCAAGAAGAACCTGTTCCGGTTGCGGGGCAACTCGGTGGGCGCGAAACTTGCCTGTGCGAAATGTGACTTTTCCGACTCCTCCATGACGACCAACACGGGCGGTGCGAAGTTCATTCATGACGGCATGAAGGAAATGGGAATCCTGACCCCTGCCCAACAGTATGCCGCAGACCATGCAGATACGTGCAAGGAAGATATACGCTCGGCCATTGACGGCTTGCCCTGTGACCTGTTTGTGGCCAAGAGCGTGGATGAGGATCTGACCTATTACGGCCAGTATAACATGAACAACGAGAAGAGCGACAGCTACCCGATATTCGGTCAGGACAAGACTATCGGCGGCGAGCAATGGGGAACCGGCGACACCCTGAACTACCTGCAGGCGAACGGCGACCAGCCGAAGGAATACCTGCCCATCTGCATCGAGACGCTGAACAACTCGAATGACCTGTGCCTGTTCCGATGGCTGCCGTCCACGGAGCCCGACCATACGGACTTCATGGATTTCAACTTTGACGGCGGTTTCGAGTTCAACCACCCGAAAGACGTGTTCTGGAACGACGGCGGTGGGGATGCCGAGGAAGAACCGAACATCAAGGAACATCTGGGCACCGGTGACAAGTATGACAAGATGTACAAGGCCCTGGACCGCATGATGGGCTTCCTGTACAGATGCGTGAAGGAAACTCCTGCCGGCAAGAATCTGACCTATAACAGGGAGTCGCACACGTTTGACGGGGTGGACTATGAGGATGACGGCAACAGGTTCCCGACCGCGAAATGGGCAAGCCCGACCTTCAGGAAGGAAGCGGGGAAGTATTTCAACCTGCCCAACCTGGCTGCCTACTACCTGTATGTGCAGTTCAACCTTGGCGTGGACCAGCTGGCAAAAAACATGCTGGTGCGGACGTGGGACGGTGTGATGTGGTGGATAACCTATTACGACGGGGACTGCCAGTTGGGCTCGGACAACAAGTCGTTCCTGACCGGGAAGTATGACGACAACCGGCAGACGAAGCGCGACGGTGCCTACGTGATGCAGGGGCACAACAGCTGGCTGTGGAACCTGATACTGGGCAATATGGGCAATCTGCTGGAAGAAGTAATGACCAAGGGCGTGAACGGCGGAACCAGCTTCATGAGTGCCTTCAGTATCCAGAAAGCCGTTGACCATTTTGACACCGAACAGATGAAGAAGTGGTGCTCGCGCCTGTACAACAAGTCCGGCATATTCAAGTACGTGTATCCGTTCCTGAACGAAATGCCGGTGGGTGCGGACGGCGCGAAACAGACCTATCCGCAGATCTACGGTCTGAAGGGTTCGCTGAAAGCGCACCGGAACTATTTCATTCAACGCCGGTACGACCTGAAGCAGGTGGAGTACGGCTATGTATCTACGCTGGGTGCCCAGTTCTACCAGAGTACGGCATCGCTGGACAAGGCTTATAAGCTGAAACCGATGCAGTACCGGCTGACCATCCCGTACCGTGTGCAATTGTCCACCAGTAACGGCGTACAGGCTGACAGCGGTGTGGTGGATGCGGACGTGCTCCACTCCCTGCAGCTGACCCGTTCGTTCGGCGAAAATGACCCGCTGAAGATTATCGGTGCAGCCAAAATCAAGGAGCTGGTGTGGCATGAGGATGCGTTCGCCATCGGGTTCAACTTCGGTCTGCTGACCTCACTGGTAAAACTGGACATGAGCGTGGAGAAAGCCAGCGGGTACCGGAACGGCTCGTTCATGGCCTCGACCAACGGGATGCTGCTTCTGGAAGAAGTGAACATGCGGAATAACCTGCTGGCCCGGAACGGGGACAACGGAAACGTAGCCACCCTGGATTTGAGCCGGCAGGGGCGGCTGAAGAAACTGGATGTGAGAGGTACGGGACTGACCCGTGTGAAACTGGCCACCGGTGCGCCCGTTGTGCAGTTATGCCTGCCGGACACGATTGAGGAACTGTTCCTGGAGTATCTGACCAAGCTGCAGGACAGCGGCCTGGTGCTGGAAGGCATCAATAATGTGCGGGGCTACCGCTACACCAACTGCCCCGGCATCGACGGGTTTGCCATGCTGGAACGCCTGCACCAGGCCAGACTGAACGGCAGCGGCAAGCTGGAGCGCTTTGTGCTGGAGATAGACCGGGAAGACGACGGAAGCCTGCTGAAGAAGTATTTCGATTACGGAACGTACACGCAGACGGGTGCGGTGGATGACCGCCACTCGGGCCTTCGCGGTAAGCTGACCCTGACGAAGTATCTGGCTGACGAGGAACTGGAGAAGTATGCCGCCCGTTATCCGGAACTGGCCATCAAGCAGCCGCCTTATACGATGATTGAGTTTGACGACAGTGTGGCTGACGATGCCAACATTTCGAACCTGGACAACAAGACCGGATACAGGTTCGGGAATGCGTACAAAATGAGCGGGCATGTGAATGCTATCCTGTCCAAGCGCCACCGCGTATTGGCCAAGGTGACCAAGATGCCCACGAGCCGGAAAGTGGAGATGGCCGGGCAGCAGGTGGAAGTGAACAACCCGGACGGGGAGATGACCTATTTCCCCCTGCATGACGAAAGCTCGAACTTCTATGCCGATGCGGAGGATATGAACGATTGCACGGTGGCGAAGCTGGACGGCAGCGAGGGTGACTGGATGATGTATGAGCCGTTTTACTGGAGCAAGGGTATCAATGACTATCTGAACAACAAGAAGTATGCCTGCTACAGTAGCTACCCGGAGGATGAAATGCCCCCTGTTCCGGAGGCGACGGTACTGACGCTGGATGCCATCAAGGAAACGCATGGCGGCTGGCTGGGTGAACGCAAGATCATGAGCGGAAAGCCTACGTTGATGGAATCCTATACGACTGACAAGGCTTATTCGGTATGTAAGGTGGATGTATCCGGCTACAGACGTGTCCGCTTTCCGAGCGTTCCCGGTACGGGGCTTATCGGCAGTGTGTTTGTGGATGATGCAGGAAACATCCTGAAGAGTATTGTGGTGCCGACCATCGGCTTGAAGTTTGAGGCCGGCATGTATCTGATAACAGACGTTCCGGAGCGTGCGACCGCCCTGCATTTCTCCATTCTGAACACGGCTGAGTTTGACTGCGTGGTACTGAGCAACAGCGACAAGATAGAGGACATGGAACCGGATTGGGTGGCCAATGAGGAGCATCTGTGTGCCGTTGTGGGCAGTTCTGTAGTGGGCAGCAAACTGCGTGCCTGCATCACCGGAGCTTCGACTACGGCAAGCATGACCTGGACAGACTTCCACTATTACAGCCAGCAGCGTGGTATGCAGCAGATAGATGCGCTGATGCACAGCCGCATTGCGAATCTGAGCTATGCCCGTTACGGGTGCAGGGATATGCAGGAACAGTGCGGTGCCGGACAGCATACCAACAACCGCACAACAGGCGGAACGGCAGAGCATGGTATGGCAGACACCATCGGCTATGATGAAGCGTATGCCGTCAACAGCAAAATCACGAATTCGCTGGTTGACGGGCTGGTGCACCAGTATGCCTGGTATAAGAGCCGGGATGAATACGGGCAGGCAATCGTGGTTCAGGTGAACAATATCTGCTGCCTGGGCTATGAGGACATCTACGGCAACAAGTATGACATGATGGACGGCGTGGATCTGCCGAACGACAGCGGCAACCAAGGGAAATGGCGCATTTGGATGCCGGACGGCACGGTGCGGTGGGTGCAGGGTAAAACGTCCAGCGACCAATGGATAACAGGTGTGGCGCATGGCAAGTATATGGACATGGTTCCGGTAGGTAATCTGAACGGATCATCTTCTACTTACTATTCCGATAAGTACTGGATAAGCCTCTCTACAGTCCGTGTGGTCTATCGCGGGTGCAACAATGCGTACGCGA